AGAACTGCTACGTCTGCACTAAGACAATTAATTGATGCAGGAACGTTATCTAACTTACCTGCTGGATTTAAAGCTAGAGGATTACGTATTCGTGATGACGACAACCCTATACAACCTGGTGAGTTTAGAGATGTAGATGCACCGAGTGGAGACCTCCGTGCTGGATTATTACCTTTACCTTACAAAGGAGCAGATCCTACCTTATTTCAATTATTAGGATTTGTCGTAGAAGCAGGAACTAGATTCGCTGCTGTTGCTGATCAAAAGATTGGTGACACTGTTGCAGCTAATGCGCCTGTTGGCACAACAATGGCTCTTATTGAAAGAGGTATGCGTGTCATGTCTGCAATCCATAAAAGATTGCACTATGCACAAAAAATAGAATTTAATTTATTAGCAAAAATATTTGCTGAATCTTTACCACAAAGATATCCATATGAGTTACCTGGTAATGCAATACCAAGCATTAAAGTTCAGGACTTTAGTAATGATATTGATATTATACCAGTATCAGATCCTAACATATTCTCCATGGCTCAGCGTGTTACGCTAGCACAAACTCAATTACAACTTGCACAAGCTGCACCTCAAATGCATAATATGTACGAGGCATACAGACGTATGTATCAAGCATTAAATGTAAAAGATATTGATACAATTTTACCTGCACCGCAATCTCCAAAACCAGTTGACGCTGGGATAGAGAATGCTGGTCTACTTATGGGTAAACCGCTTATTGCTTTCAAAGGACAAAACCATGACGCTCACATAGAAGCACACAAAGCATTTTTTAATCTTGCTTCTGTAAAAAATAATCCTCAAGCATTGATGACATTAGAGGCACACATTATGGAGCACGTGGCCATGCGTGCAAGAGAGCAGATAGAACAAGAACAAGCACCATTAATTCAAGAAAGAGCTCAAGCAGCAGGTGGTCAGCTATCTCCTGAAGAGCAAATGCAGGTACAACAAGAGTTAGAAACGGCTGTTGCAGTAAGAATTGCAGAAGATACAGCTGAAATGGTAGCTGATGAACAAGAATTCTTAGAGTCACAAGGCTCAGACCCACTGATTGACCTAAAACAGCAAGAAATAAACCTTAGAGCGCAAGATTTACAGCGTAAATCCATGGTAGATGATGCAAAATTAGGTTTAGAACAGCAAAAATTAGCTCAAAGTGCGAAAATTTCACAAGATAAAATAGATTCAAATGAGGATATTGCGCAACTTCGTGCAAATGTTAACCTAGATAAGCAAAACAAGTGAAGAAAAGAGAGAAAAAAGTCTCTAAAGTGATGCGTGAGTTTAAAAAAGGCAAATTAAACATTGGCGGATCGAAAAAAAAGGTTAAATCTAGAAAGCAAGCAATAGCGATTGCATTAAACGAAGCAGGTATATCTAAAAATGGAAAACGCAGAAGAAAAACTAGCTAATTTTTACGACAAGCTAATGTATATAGCAAAAAATACTTCAAAAAGTGATGAAGATAGTATACTTTTAGCGGGTGCTATGATGGCTGTATCTAGAGTTTTGTTTTACGATCATCTTAACGCAAAAGAGGCCAAAGATTTAATGGATCGTGGTGGTTATGATCTTATTGAGTTGATTAAGCCAACGATACATTGAGGTTTATATGGTAGATGCTACATCAGAAGAAATTCTTGCCTCTGCAAACAGAGTAAAAAAGCAAGAAGTAGAGGATAAAAAAGCAGGTTTAGAAGAAATGACTGCAAAGAAAAGAGCACAAGTTATTGCACAAATAAAAGCTATTGCAGAAGAAGAAGGTGGTTCAAAACCTTCCATGAGTTTAATTAAAGGTAAATTACAAGGTGTAACAGATGCTCCAGAAGAAGCAATAAATGAATTAATACGAAAAACACTAAAAACTATGAGAAATTCTTTAATGCTAAGTACAAATAGAAAGCCAAGAATGGCAACACAAAATTTAAAAGCAGGTGGCGTGGTAAAACCAAAAAAGAAATCTGTAGCAGGTAGACTCGCTAAACGTGGATATGGAGCAGCGAGAAAATAATGGCTCTTCGTAAACAAAATCCACAAATACAATTACTTAAAAAGATACTTAGCGGTAGTAAAAACAAAAAATCTAAATTTAAGCTATCTCCAGCTATGATGGCTAAACTTATGAGTAAGGAAGGTAAAAACGTTATGAGAGTAAAAAAAGGTGGCCTTGCTGAAGCAACGGCAAAATTAAGAGCTCAAGGCTTAAAAAAAGGTGGCTCTGCTCGTAAAAAATTCCCTGATCTTTCAGGTGACGGTAAAATTACAATGAAAGATGTACTTATGGGACGTGGTGTGATAAAAAAGAAAAAACCAAAAAAGAAGGCTAAAAAAAGATGAACTTTAAAAAAACAAAAGTAGAAGTGGTAAAACAGAAAAATCCTTTTCCAAACTTACAAGTTTCTTCTGACGCTGCAATTGTTTATTCTCCTTATGTTATTAAACAAAACAAAGGTAACGGCCCAAAAGGGCAGACAAGCAAGATGCAGATCAAAAAAGTTGCTTTTAAGGGTGTAAAGTAATAAAACCATCTGAACAAAGGAGGTTTCTATGAAACTTTTAGCAGATCTATGGGCACATTTGAAAGAATGGTCCGATTGGAGTATGAAAGATTGGATTAAAGCTGCAATTGTAGCAATAGTCGTAATTGTAATTATAGGAGCAATCTAAAATTATATGTGGCAACTTTTAGCAAAACCACTTCTTGGCGTCGTCGCTGATGGCGTCAAGGGTTTTGTAGAAACAAAGAAAGCAAAACAAGAGCTAAAACTTACAACAATTAAAGCCACACAAAAACTTAAAGAAGATCAAATAGCTGGTAAGGTTGCATGGGAGCAAAGTGCAGTTGACCAAATGAAAGGGAGCTGGAAAGATGAGGTGGCACTTATTGTTCTACTTCTTCCAGCCGTTTTAGTATTCACGCCTTTACAAGAACACGTGCACCAGGGCTTTATCGCCTTACAGGACTTGCCTTCGTATTATCATAACCTACTTTATATAGCGATCTCTGCAAGCTTCGGCATCAAGGCAGGGTCTAGTGCAATAGGAATGTTTAAGAAGAAATGAAGAAGGCTCAAAAGAAAAAAGTAAAAAAAGTCATTAAAGGTTTAAAAAAAGCTTCAAAGTTGCATGCAGGTCAGGCAAAAACTTTGCAGGGTGTGATAAAGAAAAGGTATAAAATAGCATGAGTTATGAAGAATTAGCAGCATCGGTTAAATTAAGTGAAGGTTTTAGAAACAAAGTATATAAAGATACCGAAGGGTTCCGTACAATTGGATGGGGTCATAAAGTTGTCCACACAGATGATATTATTGACGGTAAAGAATACTCAGAAGAAGAATTACAAAGCATATTTGATAAAGACCTCAAGTTCGCAATAGATAATGCAGAAGCTTTGATAAGCGAAAATGATGTTGGTGAATTACCAGAAACAGTAAAACACGTGCTTACAGAAATGTGTTTTCAACTTGGCAAATCAGGCGTTGCTAAGTTTAAAAATATGTGGAAATGCCTGCAGGAAGGCAATTTTATAGGTGCAAGTTATGAGATGTTAGATTCTAAATGGAATAAGCAAACTCCAAATCGTTGTAAAAAATTGTCTGACCTCATGAAATCATGCGGCTAGAAAACTTCTTCACAGCATACAAAAAAGATTTAATTGCTAGACAAGAGCAAGTAAAAGAGTCTATATTAAGTGGACTGTGTAAAGATTGGTCGGATTATAAATATTTGACTGGTAAACTCGCAGCGTTAACACAAGAAGTTCAGGAACTCACGGACCTGCTTAAGAAAACGGAGCTAGACGATGACTAAACCAAAATTAATAGTACCCAAACATGTTTGGGACGGCAAACAAGCAGAAAAAGCAAAGAATGAAGTAGAAAAATTACCCAATCCTGTGGGTTGGAGAATGGTTTTGTTCCCACTTAAATTAAAAGAAAAAACAAAAGGTGGTTTGCTTTTAACCGACGAGACTGTTGAACAATCACAGATTACAACGAACATTTGTAAAGTTTTGAAGATGGGTGATTTGTGCTACAAAGACGAAGGAAAGTTTCCCACTGGCCCTTGGTGTAAAGAGGGTGATTGGGTTCTCATAACTAGATATGCGGGA